TTCTTCTGTAGCACAGCCACGAGGATTAAGACGTTCAGCCTGTTCACGTGTTTCAGGTATCATGCTGCTCTCCTATAGGTAATCCGATATTGTCGGTGGGTTCACGTTGGTTATGCGCTTCCATGCGCCCTTGTCACGGTCAAGGAACGCTTCAAATGCATACTTAGCCTCAGCAAGCTCTTTCTGTACGCCCATCACATTTGACTCGTTCAATGCAGAGAACTTATCAGCAAGACGCGCAACAAGGTAACGGTACATCTCAGGTATAGGGTAGTCAAGGTGCGTATCAGGTGTCCAACCAAGCTCTTTTATACGTGGATGGTGGTTCTCATCAAGGTCATTCCAGTCCTTGACTATGACACCCATACCTGTCTTATCATTCCAATGGCAGTCCACATACTCTACATTTGAATCTCGTCCGGTAAAAGCAAAAGGATTGTACTCATTGAAATTGCGCTCAGCATCAAAGAAGCCGGATAAGTGCTTTCCTGTAATACTGTGCACATAGGATACGAATATATAAGGGTAGTCACAGGATATGTAGCATATCTGCCAGTTATCATCATCTGACTCAGGTACAAGCATATCAGTGATGTCCTCATCCTCATTGCTTACACGGTTATGAAGTACCCATTTCTTTACGGTAAGTATAACCTCATCAGCAGCTGACGCAATGTCCACAACGGTATCAAGAGCATCATAGCCTATAAGCTGACACAGGTTATAGTCCTTGCACCTTACGGTATCCTTTCCCCATACAACATGCTCTTCCGCATTGATGCTGTTCTCATACACTTTTGGGTCACGGTTGTGATGCGTAAAGAATATCTGCGGACATGCAGGAACATAGTAAAGCCAGATGGAGCGTCTTTTGGCATCAGGCACATATAAGTCAGTTCCACTTATCTTGTATACGCCTGCTGCATTAAGCTCCATATTGCTTGCATCCCTGTACACCTGACGGTTATATCCGATAGGTGATTGTGCCTGATACACAGAAACAGTGCTCTTGACAAACGGAGGCAGTTTTGTAAGCACATCCGTAATGCGTACGTTGACGCCATAGTAACCATCATCAATCATAGCAATGCGGTCATAGATGTCACGCCATGCATAGTTAAGAAAGCGCATACAATCGGAAAAAGTGTAGCTGTTAAGTGCCTTTGTCTGTGCCAGTGTCATAGCATCCTCAAGGGCATCAGAAGCAAAGTGCTTCATGTCAACCTGTAACATTGCTTACTCCTTAAAATAACCAAGAGACAATTTTAAGTAAAAGTGCACCTATACCTACTCCCAAACCTACCTTGCCTCCAGTAGATGAGAGAAGTCCGTCAAAAATGTTTCCTGCAACCTCACCTGTAGCCTCACCTGTAGCATGTGCAATCATATTGACAAGACCTGATACAGCCTCTATTACAGTCTCCATCTGTTCCTTAGGGTCTTCGATACTCGAACCCACGGCATTGATAAAGTGCATCCCCCACTGAGCAAGCATGCTCGGTGCCTGACCACCCTCAAGGCTTGCATATATTTCCATAAAAGGATGCTCAAGTTTAGCCATGTTATTAAGCACACGCTGCCTGAGGTCCTCATCAAGCTCTTTGCTGAACTTAGTAGTCATATTTGACCAGTATGTATTGAAGCTGTCACCATATTCTTTATCCCATACACCCTGCTGCATGTGCTTATTGATGTCCACACCTGTGGTAGCGACATACTTCGCCATGTCCTTGTCTGCCTCATCGAACATGCGCTGCATGTCCAATGGATAACGCTGTGTATCGGCAGCAAGCTGCTGCTGCAGTTTTCTTGCGTTCAGGTCAAGCTCCTCATTGGCTCTCATCTGCCGTGTTTCCTGTGTCTCAATAGGCTCGTACTTATATGCCTGACCTGCAGTGATTCCTGTGCTTCCGAAGCTGCTGTTGGTCCTGTGTCCGATACGTGCAGCTTTCCAGTACTGCCTGTTGTTGAGCATGTCAGCCTGACGTGATGCATCCAGTGTCCTGTCAAATGACTGGTTGTTAAGATTACCGTTAGGGTTATTCTTAGCAAGGTTACTATTGTACCACCTGTATATGCGCTGCAACGTCTCAGGAGAAGTAGCTTTTTCTCTCAGCGAACGGTTACGTGCATAGGAAGTCTCAAGGTCCTGCTTCTGTGCATCAGTATTCCATGTATCTTGTACCTTTTTACTTACATCAGAAGCTTTAGCAAGGTACTCATCTTTATCTGGCACCTGTGCATTATTTAACGTTGTTGCCATATACACTGTCCTCCAGTTCAATAAGCCTTCTTGCAAGGTCACCTATAACACCTGCGTTCACAAGAGCAAGACGGTTACCGTCCACGACTTTCACACCCTGTGACGTTTCCTTCACACAGTCAGGTGCAACTTTCTCTATGTCCTGTGCCATCGGACCACGGTGGTATTCATCAGGATTAATGGACGGGTCAACCTGAGTAGCAGACTGCTTGTACTGGTATAAGAAGTTCCTGAGGTTATCAGCATACTCCTTAACCATGTCATCTGTCCACTCAGCATCACCATTATCACCTGCATCAGTAGGTTCGTTGTCCCTGTCCATGATGTGTGCCACAAGAGCGAGTTCTTCCTGTGTAAGGGGTTCTTCTCTGTTGGCAAAGTTACGCAGGACCTTCTGGTTCAGGTCAGACATAACATAGTCGTGTACATGCGGCTTAGCTACTTCCTTAAACTCAGGTGAACTAAGGAACTCAGTAAAAAGCTCCTCAAGTACATTCTGAATGTTACCAAGTACGTTAGTATCTTTATTTGTCATAGTACACGTCCTTTATGGTCTGTTGTATCCCTGCTGTACACCTGTCGTCAGCTTGCGCCTAGCATCATAGAACGCACCGTTAGGATGCTCTCTGAGAAGCAGCTCAGTCTCACGTTCCTTTTCACGGTTATTGCGTATATCTTTAGTAACGGCTGATATAGCCTCACCAAGCATACCTGTAGTACCACCTATCAAATTACTTCCTGCCTTTATAGTACCGCCTATCAAGGTTCCCACAGGAGCAAGCGGATTCTGAATACCGCCCTGTGCAGGACCTCTTGATAATGACATAAGCGCATCACCGATAATACTACCAGTGTTCCTGATGGTATCACCTGCACCTTTACCAATGGTGCCTATAGCAGTGCCTGCTATGTCACCCGCAGCCTGCAGCGGTGTACGTTTGTAACGTCTAAGCTCATCGTCTAGGTCGCGGCGCGGTTCATTCGATGGGTCAGCATACTCTGTCAACTTGTCAAACAGACCCTGTATCTTCTGTGTAGGGTCACCGTATAACATTGTATTAAACTTCTTGGCAACTGGTGAATTGGGATTACTAAGCTCATTCTTAAACTTATCCAATGCCACTTGCATTATAGCTTCTTTTACGTCCATTTAATCCTCCTAATACCTGTCGCTTACACCGGCTATTATATTGTTCTGTGTATGCATCATGCACATGTCATTAATCATGTCCATCAGTTCCTTATACTCACCCTTGTGCCAATCAATATGATTCTTGTCACATTCACTGACTATTTTCTGCCTCGCAGCAACAGGGTCATCCTTTATCAGGTCAGCATAACGCTCTTTAAGAGCAGCAGCGCTCATATCCTCAGGCTGCTTACCTGCAGCATCAACAGGGTTAGCGTACCACTCGTTCACAGGAGATGCCCATGCGTTCCATTTTGACTTATCCTTCATGCCCATACACACCTCCTAGAACCTGCTGAAACATCCTGCAATTATGTTCTTCTGCCGTGCATCCGACTCAGTGTTCTCATCGGCAAGCTTCTGCCGTGCTTTGGCTATCTCTGCCATCATATTGTCACCGAAACCAAACTGATGAAAATCCCTGAGCTTATCGTCATCATACTTCTCAGCGAAGTACCTAGCATCCGCATCAGTAGCATGACCGGTACGCAAACGTATCCAGTGCTCCTGTCCTTCCTTGTCCATGTCATCGAACAATTTCTGCCGCTCAGGTGTCCACTGCTTCCAACTGGCATATATGCCGTTGAACTCATCACCGCCTATATCAGAAAAATCACCTTTATAGGCAGGCATGCCCGTCTGCTGTACAGCACCATACTTCTTGTCCAATGCACCTTTCAACGCATTGTACCTGTTGTTAAACTGGCTGTCCTTAGCTAACAGGTCATTAAGCACATTGCCTGTAGACATCTTGCTCAAGTCACCTTCCGCTCTCTTTACGTCCTCGTCCCTGCTCAGGTCATAGCTGCTGTTAAGTATGTCTATGTATGACTGATGCTGTGGTATACTGAGCCTGTCAAGCACATGCCTTATAGACGGATTGCTCTCATAGACCTTTTTATAGGCAGTGTCATAGTCCGTTACTGCAGGCGATGTGTTATAGTTACTTCCCTTGCCGCTGCCATATGTCTTAAGATGAGCATCGTTCAATATATCCTGCATGTACGCCTGTGCCTTGCCCGGATAAAAGTATACGTCATCAAGCTGCTCTTTGGTCAGATTGTTGAGTATCTCTTTGTCACTGTCACTTAATGATTGATACCAGTCACCTGTGTACAGGTCTTTGAGCTTGTTAAGGTTATTACCAGTATTACCTGCAATACCATGTGCTGCGGATTTACCACCCTCATATCGTCTAACTGCATCAACAAGGAACTGCGGATAAGCATCCTGATTACCCAGAATATCCGCATTGTCCAAGTTGGCTCTGTTAGCAAGACTGCCGTCCATCCATGACTGGTATATTTTCTGCTGCTCGTCTGTCGAAGCACTCAGAAAAGCCTCCTGCTGTTGGGCAGTTGCATTGGCATACAACTCGTTGAACCTTTTCTGTTCCTGCGGAGTAAGCTTGTTGTACCAACTGTTCTTGTTCGCATATGTATAGTACAACTGATTAAACTGTCCACTAAGCGCATCAGCAGTCTGCCTGTCACCACCGTTCTCCGCATTGTTGCGTATACTGGCTGCCTGAGCAACTAACCAAGGCGGATACTTGCCTTTAGGAGCACCAAGTATCTCATCGATGTCCACATTCTGATAGCTGTCAGGGTCCTGCTTTATGAAGTCACTTACCTGCTCACTTACAGGCTTGTTCATCTCATCAGGGTTATCCTCTTGAAACGTCACAAAGTTCTCATATACCTGCTTACGGTTGTTATCACCGCCTTTTGGTATCTGCTCAGTATACTCATCCCAAAACTCTCCTTCTTTTTCATAAGCCTCTTTACGTGCAATAGCATCATGAGTCCCCTGTGTGACCACCTGATTCTGCAGCGGTGGCTCACCTGCCACATCAGTAACTGCGTTCATGTTCAAACTGTCCGGTTTGACTCCGTTTACAGCAGGCATTGGCGGCACTACATTATTCTGCTGCTGAGTGTTCTCAGTCTGCTGTGTACCTGCAGGAGGTGTAGGTAGCTGAGTGTTATTGGTCTGTTCTGTTTCTGTAGTTACTTCACCACCATTCTGTTCAGTACCAGTATTATTCTCGTCACCTTTCGATGCATTAGTACCTGCAGGAGGTGTAGTTGGCTGAGTGTTATCGGTCTTTTCTATTTCTGTAATTGTTAAACCACCAGTCCGTACAGTTGGTTGTTTACCGCCAGTCTGTTCAGTTGGTTGTTTGTTCTGCTCAGTCGTGGCACTGGTGTCTGTACCGTTGCCACCTGCACCCTGAGAAAGATACTTGGCAAGGCTGTTGTACATATCCATGTTACGCTTGTCATTGTTCTCTGCTGCAGCTGCCTGTCGTTCTTCCTCAGCAGTCTGTCTGGCACCCCATGCCTCACGCTGTTTCTCCACAGCTTTCTCACGCTGTTCATCCTGACGGTTCATATGAGTATTATAATCAGCAGTACCAACAGTACGCTCAAGAGCAGCAGCACCTGCAGAAGCATTACCAAGATTCGCAACTGTCTGTGCATTTTGTGTAGCTGCATTGGCGACTGCGTTCTTTTCCGCTTCGCCCCTGTAATCACGGTTAGCAATCTGCTGATTCTGCTGAGCATTGGCATCCTCCTGTGCAGCCTGTACATCATGCATCCTAGCCTGATTCTCCAAGTTCTCTGAACCCGGAGCCTTGCCACCGAGTTTCATGGAACTAAAGTAGTTGGCAAGGGAGCCTGCAATACCGTTGTTCTTATTACTGCCGTCACCGTTCCATGCATCCCTTACGAAGTTCCATGCCTTGCTTGCGGCTTCCTTAGTTTCATCCGTACTCATGACCGATGGGTTGTACCTGCTGTCCTGTGCACGCTGCTTGTCACGCTCATGCTCAGCCAGTCCCTTGTCAGACACACCATGCTTATCCCTGATTTGTACAAACTCTTCATGCTCCGCATCGTTAAGTTCCTGCAGTTTAAGCTGTATCTCGGCAATGGCAGCAGGGTTGCCTGTAGCCGCACCAAGTTCCTTGTTCAATGCTTTACGTGCACTGTCATATCTGGCATGCATCTGTGCAATATCATTGTCAAAAGCTGCATACATCTGCAATGCACTGGAATACCTGATAGGTGCAGGTTTGTTCACAGCTGCTGTATTTGTTTGCTGTGCCTGCTGTGTACGCTGTATATCGTTTCTACCTGTATTGTCCACTGGTTTAGGCATAATGTGCTCCTTTATGCATAAATAATACATCTTAATACATTAAATGTAAATATGATAATTATCATATCTCCGTAAGATGCTGTACATCTACCTGCTGTGTAAGTATCTCCGTCCTTCGCTGTGTCACAGGCTTGTACTCAAGGTCAAGCGAACTTACACAAATATACTGGTCCGACCATATATGCAGCCGCTCACGGTTACCTGCTCCGCATCTGCTCTGATAACGGAAGCTATAATAACCGTACTTGTCTGACCTAGTGAACAGCTCCTTAGTCAAGTATATATGTACTGGACGCTCAGCGACCACCTTGCCACCCGGTGTCATTGTCTCAGCCTGTACGTTGACAACAGCATAATTGTCAGGTCCGTAAAGTTTCTCCATCTCCACAGGATAACAGAATGTGATTTCCCACTCAAACAGGCAGTCTATATTCTCTGACACGCCAAGAGGGGCAGTAACAAGCAGGAACGGATTATGTGTCCAACCCTCTACCTGTACTTTATCACCTATGGTCTCATCGACACGCTCATACTTCGCTTTGTATGTACGGAACGGATGATATTCTTCCCTAGGCACACGTGACCATTTACCATAATTAGACTTAATCTGGTCAATCATGTAATCACTGACCACGAACCTGTTGATAATGCACCTGTTAGGACCTTGGAAAGCTATACCACTGGGTACACTGACTGTCCTGAAACCACTACGTGTATTGTAGATGGTATCAAGAGGCGGCTGCACCTCGCCAAGGAACTTGTTGTCAGCCAACCTAGCCACCATAGTGTTATCCGTCTCATCATCGTCATCCTTAACCTTGTTATCAAGGCGAAGGAACGTAGCAACACAAGGTAAGATGACCTCTTGATTCACAAAGTCATACCTTCCGTTTATCACGTTACGGAAACGCTCTATCATGTCCACCTTGCGAAGCGCAGAGTTTCCTGTAAATACGTAATACTGTCTCTCTGCCTGTGAATACAGGTATGCTTCATAAGGAGTAGAACCAAGGTATGTAAGACCTAAGCAAGGTACAAGGTCCTGCACCAATGTGACACCACGTTCCTGTGTAACCTGACATATATACTCCTGTGTATATCTGTACTTATTTTTACCAATAGTAAAATCAATCGATACAGGTGCCTTGTATGCAGTCTGCAGGTCCCTGTTCTCAGTAGTAAGTGACGTTATGCCATCGACAACGGATAATGTCTGTACGGCTACTGTCTTCACAGCAGCAGGCATAGTGTTCACATACTCAGAGAACACAGGAATAGCATACCTGCGTACATCCTTGTCTTCACCTACAGTACCTGTAGCAAGCCCTGCACCTTCACCCGGCTGTGTAGCAAGTGTGAATACTTTGTCATTGCTGTCGCCATGTATATCAACTGTCGGCTCGCCGCTAAAGTTACCTATAAACTCATTAGGTGGCATCTTGTTACCACGCTTAAATCTGTCATTTACCAAGAAACTGTACATAAGCGTCTGGTGGTTCTTACCCATCCCCGGAGCACCCATCCAGTTGACTACACGGTATCCATAACCATCAAAAGCATGATAGATTTTCTCATCATATACACAGTTCATTCCTGTATTATTAAGAGCAATAGCATTAGGTGTAATTGCCCATGGACGGATGTACTTCTTGTCAATGCCTCTCTTGACCTCGATAGCAGTGTAAGGTGCCGCAACACCACAGAAGTCATCTGTCACCACCACATTTGAATAATCACCGTCAATAATCTTGGTATCACGACAACTTATCCATGTTGTCATGCCATCCGATGCCGTCTGCGCAAGCTGCCATGCGTCATCAATGACATAGTCCTGAAACGGCGGAGTAGGGAACACAGGTTCACTTTCACTTATCGAACGGTTCTTGTAATCATCATCAGGCAGGAAGGACTCCGTGCCTATCACATATGCCATACGGTCAGGAAGCTGCACGTCCTTATGTACACCTTTAACCATAGCCGCAAAATAAGGAACATCGCCTTTCAAACTGGTACGTATGGTATCACTCACCTTATCCGTGACATGCTCAGGAAAGTCCTTTACACTCTGCACAGGCGCAGGAAACTCAGCTATATCAGCATCAAGCCTCCACGTTCTCAGCATCATGGACACGCTCACATATTCATCGCGTATGTTCTGCGGCGCACTGACACCAAAACAAGGGTACATGAAGCTTTCTGTCTTAGAACCATACCTATGCTTATGTTCTACCTGATGGTCATTATGCGACTGGCGCATAGTAACTGCAGCCTGCAGTTTACCACCCATTGCCTCCATAAGGTCAGCCACAAGTTTCCTGCCTATATCCACATAGTTCAGTGCCACTTCTGCAGCCATATAACCTATCGTAGCAAGTGCACCAATCGGAAATGAACCACCACTAGCAAGACCTAGTACTGCCCAAGGTGCTCCCGATACCGAACCTACCTCTGTCAACACGCCATCACGTATGTTCGCCAAGACCTTATACTCCAAGTTAAGAGGCAACATAGACAGTTCCTTGATAATGAACGTGATACGCTGCTGCAAAACCTGTGACTGTATGCTCTCAACAGACTGAGATACGCACTGAGCGACAAAATTGTGATTAACATATCCACGACCTGCCCTTACCTGCTGTTTCTCAGATGTAGAATAAAACATATCCAATGACTTCAAGGCTATTACTTCCGATGTCAGTGTAGGTGCCATCGACTGCGTAGCCATGTCAGTAAAAAAGCTTGCACCTGCGTTTTCCTCAAAATACTGAGACAGGTTCTTCTTAGCCAAATCAATGTGCATAACACCCTTATCGTCAAAGCTTATATTGTCTTTGGCAAACGAAGTCACCGTATTGAGTGCTGCCGCACACATCAGGAAAGTGGACGTATATGGGTCCTTGATACACTGTGTCTGCTTTACTTTCTGCTTGTCAAATGACAACTCCTCACTATTGGTATGTGCCAACATCTCAGGCAGCTTGGTATCCTGCCTGTTGGTGACGTCATACTCATCTACACGATTATCATCACCCTCATTCCTGACAAGTTCCTTGTTCAACGAGCTGTTATTTGAGTTATAGTGCACATATGCAGCCTGACCCAATGTCTGCTGCAGATAATTGACCGTAGTTATCTTCGGATTTATGGACCATATCACAGGATACAGCCACAATGCAAGCGCAACGGACCAAGCATTATTGTTTATGGGAAGTATATCCTTTACTGCCTCCGTCTTAATGGCTACGTCTGACAGCACGGAAGACCCAAAAGACGCAGACTTATATCCTGCAGAATAGTTACTTGTTATAGGCAACTCCACGGCTCTGAACGCACCATTACCAAGGTACTCAAGATGAGACACTATACTCGATAGCTTACTGTCTATATACCACTGCTGTGAATCCGTACCTACTACAACAGAATCCACATTAGCAATATCACTGGTCTGTTTAATATAGCCCGCAGGTCTTGTCTTAAGATACTTGATGTCGCGTACGGCACCGATAAATCCTATCTCAGGGTCAAACCACTTGGTAGGTATCTCACCACCCGTAAGCTCACCATGTACACCTACAAAGCCATATCCCTGTATAACTTTCTCCAGTGTACCTGTGTTAAGATTAATGATGGCTGCCCACTGATTAAAATTGTTGTCATAGTGTATGCCTATGATTATACGGTCATCTGTACAAGTAGCCGACCACTTGGACTGCGTGATAAGTATGTCCGGTTGTATATCGGAATATGTATTGAGTGCAAGCCCACCATTAAGCAGGCTACCCTCAACAGTGATATCCTTCTTATTTATCCCGAGTGTTATATGTATGCTGTCAGATGCATCAAGCATATGGTCACCGTGCAGCGGATTATATATATGCAGAGTAACCACACCCATAGCATATGACACCGTTACCAACCGTGCCGCCGCCCTATATGCAGATGTACAAAAATACTGCTGCACACTGGAATCAATCAGCTCCGTCCTGTTCCATATCTCAGAATGCCTGTTGTCCGTGAACACGTCACCGTTCCAGTCATCTATAGCATCCGTCTTACTACGCAATACGAAGCGATGGCTGTCTAGCTCAAGCAAATGAGTGTCATCTATCCACCAAAAATTCTCTATCTTACTGGTGGTGTCCCATGCCTGTTTGAGGAACTGCATTTCAGCATCCGTCTTAATTACTGCAAACTGTTTCGCATTGTCTATCTGTGCATCCTGTATATCCGTATACAGACAGCTTATGCCCGATACATCCATGTTATAAGGTAGGACTGTATTCATACCCTCGCACACAACCTCTATGCCTTGTACACTGACATGACCCATACTGATGTTGTCTTTGGAATATACGCCTCGCAGACAACATGTTATGTACGCAGAGCCATCATACTTGATTTCCACAGCAGTACTGCTAATCCAGTTCTCATCACACTCATGCTCCTCACTATAAGTGACACCACCATCGCCCGACTCATGGAGTACTACCTGCCGCATATTAAAGTCAATCCTAAGCTGTATGTAACGGTCCCTGCCGACCACACCACTGCTGTTATATGTAACGTTCACAACGGCTATATTATCAACAAGGCTAACCAAACGCATATTCTGGTCTACTAACACAGGTACCTTTACATCGAAAGAATATTCAACAGGTACACTATATCGGACCACAAAACCACTGCTGTCAGCATCTTTGGCTATGCTATCGATAAACACGCTGCTGCCCTTATAGTCAAAGCTGTCAGGATACACAGCATGCCCCACGCCGCCCTGCGCGTTCGTTACATCAGACAACAGCTCATTCTGCAGGATGTCATAAGCGAACATGTAAAACCCGTCATCACCGATATGCATGCTAATCTGCTGTGCCTTGTCCAACGACGTACCTTTGATATAGTCGGCATCATCAGCATGAACCTCGCTTACATCAACCCACCAAGCAGGCTCGCCTGTTCTAAATGTACTGTCTTCTATGAACTCCGGCAACAGTACTTCCGTAAAATGGTTGCCCGGCAGCATGTCCAACTGCTCCACACGGTCAGCAGCCGACTTAATACATCTATAGAACGTGTCCTTATCATACTTAACAGGGTCACCTATCAACTGCAAGAAACAGTTAAGGTCAGCCGTCTGCGTATGACTAGCTGTATAATCCGGTCGTATAGCCACACGGTGCCACGGGCTATTGTCCATAGGGTACTTGGTCTCATCAAGCGTGTTATACTTAATATGTGGTGGTATGTGTCCTGTGATGTCCACAGTTTCCTCGCTGTTCAACGGCTTCTTGGTATAATACAGATACTGCATGATATCTTTCGAACACAGAGTTATACCTATGTTCAGCTTATCACTGCATTCCACACCGTCTATAGCATGCCTGAACAAAGAAGATACATTCACCTCATCGACATCATAATACTTGTCATCAGCAGGCTCTATCTCAAAATAGGAAGCATCTAAATCATCATACATAAAGCTGTCGCGGCACATGCTTATCTTGGATGCCAGTGTACATTTAGCCAAGGCAGCCGCCTGGTTCGTGCTGCTGTCCGATATACGTGTAATCTCACCCCTTAAATGAGGCAACGGTATTACTGCATCCCTGTAAGTGGTCGTGTTTCCATTAACGACTTCATATCTACATGACACACTGAAACTGCTGACAGGATTTATCTTGTACATATTACCGCTGAGTCTGGTCATTCCCTGCTTCTTCATCTGTATGTTTATGAAGACCATGTAATTATCAACATTCCATGTATTACTATCCTCCACGAAGACACCTAAATCTCTACGCAAGTTCATACCTATCATTCTAAAATGTATCTCTATTTCTTTCACATAGAAGTTAGGCGTACTGGCACACTCTATCGTCAACGCGTCACGTATGCTCTCAATATCAGTGGCATTGTTCAAAAAAGGCAGGTACAGCGTGTTGCCCGGAGAGGTAGGCTCACTCGTCACACATGGTATTTGTATACCATCAGTAAGACCTATCTCTACATCATCAGACACCCGCGCAAACTTAGGTCTTATGATGACGTTACCAAAATCAGGAGCACCTGCAGCCAAGTCAATGTCCATAGGCAATTCCGTACCACTATCCAAGTAATCCTGTATCTTGTCCAACGGATTATATCTCTTTGCACCTACCCACAAACTGTATGTACCATAAGCTGTGGTACCTGTAGCAATGCCATATCTATCAATGATATCGTCACCATCCATACGGTCCGTATACCTAAGTATCTTGTGCCTATCATTTGATGCATTCGTTTTGAAATGTATCTTACTATTACTCAAGTCAACCGTAGTACACCAAGATGTGTATGTGTCTACGCCCCAGTCCGACAGGTATTTTGACCGGACATTGACATTTGACACACCTACCCAAAGCGGAAAAGAATGCTTAATAACCTTACTATTGAAGTCACTGTGCCCATTCTTAAAGTTCCTGTACCACATGTGCTCATTCTGCTGAGGCACTACGCTGCCTGCAGCAGGCTCATTGAGCATGCTGTAGCTCCAAAGGTTATAGTTCTTAGTTTCATCGGCATCATAGGCTATCGTCTTCTTATTACCCGGAGAAGCAACAACCACGTTCTTAAAATAAGGATAAATGCGCTGCCAAACAACATCCAGATACGTATTGACAGGCAAATTCACACCAAAACGCACAGCCAGACTGTTATCATCCACAGCAGGCACTACTTCCGGCGTACCATTCAGCAAAAGAGGCGTACCACTGCTGTCCTTGACACTTATAACATATGTATTACCCTGCTTACTGACGTTAAACGTATACTTACCACACCTCCACACAGCAGTATTGTCCAAATACTCCAAAAACCTACCAAACAAATATTCACCGTTCATAATGACATTACTGGGCAGAAGCAGACCTGCAAAAATCAACTCAATACGTGCATTCATGTCGAACAACTTTATTTTAGATGCATATTTAGATAGCATGTCATAATCAGTGACCACGATATCACTGTCATGGGAGCTACCTGAACTCTCGACAGGAGGCTCCTGCAGGTTGTCCTTATTGTAAACCAAATCAAACGGTTTGTTGTTGAACGTGCCCCTTATGTGGTCATCCTCAATAGCACAACTACCTACGGTATATTCTTTCAACTGGCTATCAGCATTGAACACAAGCGTACCTATGATATGGTCATCCGCATCACGTATACGAAAAATATAAGTAGGGTTGTTCTCATCTAACACCTTACGTACTATCACAAGCTCGTTGTCAGTATCCTCATACTGCGCTTCCGATGCACTAAACTCATATACATCGTTTCCGGCTGCATAGCCATCATGCTCAAAGCGTACTGAGGATGGCAGATACCTGCCCTGAAACTTCTGCCTGTTGTGCTGAAACTTAGGCTCGTTCACAGGTACAAGCATATCAGAACTTTTTATGTCCAACTCTGAATCAAGAGGTATATTTACTTTCTGTCCACCGTCCATAGTAACTCCTTATAGAACTGCTTCACCATTCTTGACTGCATCTACATAAGCAGCCATGAGGAACGCATGCACTGTACTAGGTACATCAATACCCAGTGCCTCAAACTTAATGAGTATAACAGCAACCGCCACAACAATCTCAGACGGTTCAATGTAATATGGCAAACTATCAAATGTAACTTCACCGTTGATAACATCAAGCAATATACGTGATGTAGCAAGCTTAATATAATCAAACTGTTCATCGTCTGACTTCTGCTCATCTGAAAGAGGGTCATTAAGATGTACCGGCTGCATGTTTACATAGCACTGAGACATGAGCTTTGACACCACCTTCCAGTCTATCTGCCTACGGTCACCTGACTTATCAGGATACTCAGCAAGGTAGTCTATGTACAGCTTAAGCAATGACTTTATGTACTGTGACATACCTGACATCTGTGCTTGGAACACACTGTCACGTGTCTGGTCAAGAGCAACTACAGCCGCAGCAGAACGCATATTCTCCATATCAAAAGAAGCACTCTGTATACCCACAAGCTCATACATAGTCACTTTCCGGCTCTGTATCTCAGCATCTATCTGAGGGTCAAGCGGTGTCGGATTAATGACCGTCATAAGCTCAGTAGCAGAGCGTGACGAGTCTATGAACAGTGCCTCACCTGTGCCATTGGAAATCTGCTTGAGTATAAGGTCCGCATCGCTGTTAAACAAAGGTACCGGACCTTTATAGTTGCGCACCATCACCTGCTGCTTAGCAGCCATCTTATTGACCTCACGCTGTATAGGGTACAGCAAATCAAATACAGACGACGAAAGCTGCCTAGCGAATGTAGTATCCCACTTGAACGTAGTCACAAGCACATAGTCAAAAGGATACTTAGCCGCAGGTAGTGTCTTACCATTTATAGTTACATATACTTCATGCTTAACACAGTCAAAGTACATCGTGAAATCTACAGCACTTCTGCCTGTAAGTGACTCAAGAAACTCAGCCTGAGCTTTCTCGTCCATGTCCTTTATGTAATGGAATACCTCGGTCACAGGGAAAGAATAGTCCCTGTATAACATCTGCTTAATCTTCTTATGGTTAAACTGGCTTTCAAACATGCCTATCTCATAGTCATTAGCCTTTACCATGCTGCCTGTGTAAGGGTCGATGAACGCATGCGAATAACATACTACAGCCGCATTGTGGAACGCTTCAATACACATACTCTGCAGGTCATCGTTCCTGATAAGCTTCCTGAGCACACGCTCCACCTCATCCTTGTAAACTATGTACTCGAAGCTTTGTTCCTCTGACATAAGCTTTGGTGTAAAGGATATTGTACCTAACCGTGACGTCAACTGGTCAACAATCTCCTTGAGAAAGTTGTAGTTAGTACCATACCCAGTGTCGCTATGTTCCTGTTCCATAGCCGTAAACGGAGGCGTGTTGTATGATGACTGGTTCCACTCACTTGTCTTAAGCGATGAGAACATCTTATTGTAAAAGGCACATATCTTAAGGAACTCACGTGAATACTTATTCTCAATGATTGCATTAAGCCTGTGGTAGTCACTGCTTATTGCCTCAGGTATATTCCAGTCCTTAGTATCCTCACCGGGATACAGCGTCGGACGGTACTCATTGTTCACCTTATCCTTTACCCAGTTTATATCTGCCATCGCCAAGCTCCTTTTCCAATAATTCTATCACCCTGCGAAACTAATGTAAATATACTTTTTATTACCTGACTGAGTGTCTGGTGATATAGTCGGTGACAGCTATATCGTCATCCAAATGGTTAAATATGCTGTCGTCAAAACGTGACACAGCTTCTGACTGTTTCGCCTTATCATAGGTAATTGTGTACTTTACTCCCTGCCTGTCCGTAACAGTAAGACTAAGTCCCTGACCTGCTATCTTACTTGCTTTCACAAGGAGCAGCGCAAGGAAATCAAATGACCATGACTGCTTCTGCAGCATCCTCAGTGCCCTGCACCTTTTTGCCTGTTCATAGTATATCGTGAACAGCTTATGAAGGAGCGAAGGCTCCCTCACAGCTTTCACCTTGTTTTTCTTATTCTTTCTCTTGTCCTTCATTCCTCATCTCCACCGAACTTAGGTCCCTGTATCGCATCAATCAGTGTAGGGTTAAGCCGTGTCATACCTGCGGACGGTTGCCCACCAAGTGTACGCGTGTAATCGCTCTTGAACCTGTTTATCTGTGAACCGGTTCTGCCTACCTCTGCTTTCTTATCGGTAAGCGTGTCTACATCACCGTTCTTCTTGATGACATGTATCTTCTTGCGCTCAGCCTCATCCTTGTCAAACAGCTCACCGTACTCACGTTCCTTGTCCTCGTGCTGACGTGCAGCATAGCTGTTCCTGAACCTGTCAGCCTTATCCTGTTCTCTGGCTCGCTTGTCCTCAGACGTAGCGGCGGCTTTCTTCTCCTCAGCCTTACCACGGTTACTGTCATTACGCCACTGCACATAGTCCTTTACGATAGCTGCCATCTTCTCATTCTCAGGCAAAGCGTTGTACTTAGTAAGTATATCACTGTCACCTTTTGCCTTAGTATTGGCAGTATTCGTAACGTACTGCTGTACAGCTTTTTCCTCATCAGTATCCAGACCAAGCTTGTTAAGCTCAGACTTATCCGTGTCACGGAAGTAATTGTGCACCAGTGAACGGTAACGCTTACGAATCTCATCACGTGACATGCCTGAACCATCGCCATGCTTCAAGCTCTTGTCATCAGGTGCAAACTTGTCCACAGCCTGTTTACGTGCCTCAGCCTCATGCTGCTTTCTGAAACGCTCACGAAGTGTCTCTTTATGACTTTCATCGGCTATAACTTCCCTAGCTGCTTTCCTGCCTTCCTGCTTACGTGCATCCACTACATCACGCAGCTTGTTATGGTTACTTCCAAGGTCGAACTCAGGGAAGTAACCTTCTGTCTCTGCCTGCTTGCGTATGGCAAGCGGATAGTCCATAACACGAGCCTTACCACCCTCGGTTGCGCTTATATTGCCTTTGTAGTCAGCATACTTAGGTGCAACGCCATACTTATCAAAGTCCATAGCCGACTCAAAGCTGTCAATCATGTTCCATGCAGCCTCAGGGTCCCTCTGCCACATCGGATGGTTGAAATTATAGATAGGCATACCCATTGTCAATGGCACAGGCATCTTCTTCATCCGACCGTTTTCATCCCTGATAAGCTCATGTGTAACAGGGTCGATACGTGGTACCCAATGGTCCGTAGGACTTGCGGAATAGGTGGACATGAACTTGACCACATCTTCATCAGGAATGTCCACAGTAGTATCGAACTCACCGAACCTACCAACAGCATTATTCCTTTTTCCGTACACAGTCTTACCGTCACCTGCAGTCTTAGGTGAAACACCACTGATAACGGCTTTAGGTGCCATGTTGCTCATACCTGCGCTTCTGCCCTCACCATTATCCAACAAAGCGGTACTTGTTATAGGAAATGACAAGCCATGTGTATCAGGGTCAACAAATACCTTTCCGGCATCTGTTACAGACATACCGTCCGCACTGTTCCCTTCTACGGATGTAGGGTCATAATCAAACGCTTCAAGACCCTTACGCTTCGCCATCACGTCACGTGCATACTTCATACGCTCCTTAAGCGGTATTTTCTCATCATTGATACGTGGGTCATACGTAGGGTCGGCATAAGGGTACAACGGTGCAAGTAAAGGACTGAAATCACGTGACTCATTAAGTATGTTGGTCAATACCTCGCTGTTACGGTCAGAGAAGTTAGGTGCAACGTCCATAAGCTCAGAATACTTGTAGTTAGGATTACCTGCATAATCATAGCCAAACTCAGCCATGTTCTTAGGAAGCTCAGTGTCACCATACCCAATGATACCTATACCCTGTGTATTCTCCTTAACACCACCGTTGTCAGGGGTATTACCATAGCCGTAGTAAGCATACTTCTCTTTGGACTTAGTACGCTTTGGTACATATCCCTCATAGGTAATGTCCTCATTAAGGTTGGACGCTACGGATGGTAAGTGCTTGTACAGAAGGTCATACATGCCCGGTCCAAAAGGCACCTCAGACGGAAACCTATCATTGATGCGGTTTCCATTTCTATCAAAAGCCACAATCTTAAACACAGGTGCAGACTTAACGAACTTTCCTTTTCCAAGATACGACCTGCCCCAGTTACTAGGCATTGTTACTAATACTCTCATATACGCTCCTTTACATTTTACTGCCTATTACATTCCACATTGCATACTGATAACATGCTACATTTTACTGCCTATTACATTCCACATTGCATGCTGATAACATGCTACATTTTACTACCTATTACATTCCACATTGCATACCGCATCGCAGGTAACAGGTCAGGGTGGAACGCTTTAAGGTCCACCTCTTTATATATCTCACCATTAGGACCACGGAGAAGTATGGTAGAGTTCACTTCATGCTCACACTTACTACCTTTCATCAACAACAGGTCACCACGTCTAAGTATATCACGCAGCTCATCATACATGATAGCCTTATCCGTCTTATGTGCATTACCTATGTTAAGCCTAAGGTCCTCGTATTCCTTACCCTCAAGGCGAAGGTTAATGTTCATGTAGTCCGTAAGGTGTTGGTCTGAGTCATCGGCATCCCACAGAATACGCTTGTTAGCTTCCTTAAGCGGAAGTCCGGGGAAGTAATCAAGTGCAGTCCTCCATGCAGCCTTCACCTGCTCACACAAGTACTCAAGCTGTGATATACCACGGTGCATGATGTCAAGGCGATTGAACTTGTCCTCCCAGAACTGGTAACCACGCTGCTCGTCATCATTCCATACTGCACCCCAAATGGTATCATTATCACCTACACCATAATCTATACCGAACAGTATACGTGATGCCTGAATAGTAGGCACTGCCTCACGCTTATCATATGTGTGATACTCAGGATACAAAAGAAGGTCATCATCGTATGCCCATTCACCGTTGTACTCACGTCTGGCAAATGAACTTGACCAGTCAAGTCCCTTATCACGGAGTACTTTCTCTACGAACTCCTTACGTTTCTCAATCGCTACTGGATGCGGATTGTCTCTCCATGTCCAAGAGAAATGTGGAACATCCCAAGTTTTCCATACTTTCTCACCATATGTACCTTTAATACGTGGCGGTGTACCTGCACAGACGAACATGTAGTCATCCGCATAGTCCATCTGCATAGGCTCAAGTACTTCCTGCTGCAAGTACTCAAGAAGCTCGCTCTTTAAGTGGAAGAACTCATCAATTACAATTACTTTGGCAGCTTTACCTCGAATCTGGTCAGGGTCCTTAGTATTAGAAAGACCTCGTATCATTATACTGGAACCATTGTCAAAATGTTTCCAGTCAAAACGCTGTCCACGCTTATTCTTAAGCTGGCACACATCAATAATGTCCTGTGCAGCCTTATCCACAAGTGCCTCAGACAGGTCCATAGTCTCACCTATGTACATAACCTGTGTACGTGGTTTACGCAGACACTCAATCATAAGTAATGCTACAAGTAAATGTGTCTTACCTGCACGTCTCGAACAACAAATGAGCTTAGTACCACTACCAGAGTTAAGTACCTCAAGCTGCTTGTCAAACAAGGTCTTAATGATTGCATATATATTGTAGGCATTATCATAGTCATACTCAACCTGCTTAGTCTCCGCAGGTCTACCGTCAACACGGTCATGCAGGTACACGGCAAGCTTAGTATCACCCTTAAGTGCACGTTTGTACATAGCTCGCTCAAGTGCATCTTTTCTCTGGTCATCATCTGTGTAACAAGTAGTCACAAGCTCATTGACCAAGTCAAGCTGCCTAGTAGCCTCACGTACCCTGACCTCTATAAGCTTAGTCTGATTTTTAGTTACTGTGTATGTGACATCCCTACCTTCACCATCTGTTCCCTTGATACCACCTGTAAGTGCTGCCTGAGTAAGTATACCCTGCCACTCGGCACAACAATTCTCTGCCAGACGCAGTGCATACTGTGGGTCACGCTGCACAAACTCCGCAACAGTTATGTTCTCATCACGAGCAAGCTCAAAGATAGAGACAAAGTGCGACATGCTGTCAGAAGTAGTAGTGTTATGTACAGGCAATACATCGTCTGAGGCAGGTCGCTGCAACATCTTGCGTATACCTGATGAGAATGACTCACCTTTGGCAATATCCAGTTGCTGCTCAACCACATTGCTTTCACACTCGAAACTGTCCCATTCATCTACACTTGCCACTACTACTTCATCACTCATATTACAACACCTTTATATAGCTCACTGTCTTAAAGAGGTCAAGTACAGCCTGCGCCTTGTCATCAGGTACAGCTATCCTTATAACAGTCTCATTGTTCCTCTTAGGCAGCTCACGTGTCACAGGTTTACTGTGCACAAACTTATTGATTGCAGGCGCATGGTAGGTAGGTATTGTTTTACAGAAATCCCATGCACCTTGCCTAGTAATCTTACCATAGGCAGATGTAATCTGTAAAAGTGACTTCCTTGCCTGTTCCTCACTCTCCGCATCTATGTACACAACCGGAAAGTCCTGTTCAGCTATGCTATTGTCCTTCAAAGCCAACTCAGTCAACGCTGCAAGTCTTCCATGACCATCTAACAGGTGGTCAATGTCATCGTGATGCCACACAGCGAAAGGCATGAGTAGTCCTTCACTAAGTATACTTTCCGCTAGGGCATGTACATCTTTACTTGTTCTCTTTTTAAGGTCGCCCTGAAACGGTGTAAGTTTCCCTAACCTTATCACCTCTGGGGTCTGACACATAACTTTAACCATGTATACCTCCACAGTCTACTTGAATTATAATACATAGGAACAAAACTGTAAATATACAAAAAATCATGTAGCCATGTATACAAAAACAGGTGGTTGTGTATAAGTACACCGGCTTAAGTAGCAAGGAGGTATTGGGGAGGTGCGCTTGCAAGGCGCAATGGTACTTGTTACACTGTCTAGTTTCCTAAAATTAAAGATATCATAAATTTTTGTGACATGGTTCATTTTTCAACTCATACCAGAATAAAATTTTTCTCCTCCGAATTAAAAAAACAGAGGTAAAAATTTTTATGATATTCATAACTACTTAGCCATTTTCTGTGTACTTACTTCGTTCCTCGTTCCTAGTTAAACGTGCGAGTGATGACGGTGAACTTGTTCATGTTCCTGTACCGGTACACTTGTTCCTAGTGTCACATGCGAGGGATGCCAGTGGCACTGTACCTAGCATCGTTGGTCGTGCACCTAGCCAAGAGCGGCATCGCCTCCGGCTGCCGGGTTTTATTGGAGCGTGTGCCTAAAAAAAGTTTGTGTGTGTTTTTGTACGTTACCGTGTATCCGTGTGTAACATGTTATAGTATCACTGTCAGGCGGGCAACGCCACTAGACACGATGTCAGGGCGCAAGACGCCGGACACATACACAGTCTGCTATGCGGACACAATACACGGCGACACACGGCGCATGATTCCAGCTACTAGGTGGTTTCATCTGGTGTCAAGAGTTGTGGGTCAGTGAAAAGTACATTGACGTATGCTTCTAGACGCTAGTATCTAGACGCTAGTATCTAGACGCTAGTATCTAGTATCTAGTATCTAGTATCTAGTATCTAGTATCTAGTATCTAGTATCTAGTATCTAGTATCTAGTATCTAGTATCTAGGTACTAAACCCTAGTAACTACCCACTAGTTGCATGTATCATTGTGCAGTTGCCATGTATTGTGTCCTTTTGACTCATCCCCCTTTACTCTTTCCCCTCGAACAACGAATCACTAGACAAGCTACTCGAACAACAACAACGAATCACTAGACAAGCTACTCGAACAACAACAACGAATCACTAGACAAGCTACTCGAACAACAACAACGAATTACTCGAACGGCTCAAATGTCTGCCGGCTCACCATGAGCAATAAACCATGTACACAATAGTGTAGTGTGTACTTAGTTGATTGCTTATGCAGTCATAATACAACACGCCAAAAAGGAGAATACAACTATGGCAAAGAAAACATTTACACAGACTATTACAGATGAGAAGAGACTTGCAGAGATTGCCGAGAAGTTCGGCAAGATTCCAACAAGTATTAAAACAAGTGCAGAAATTATTGCACAGGGCTACTTGACCCAAGAGGAATATGACAATCTTCCTTATGTGCCTAGGTCTACACCTATGGCATGTGCTACTAGTTGGTGCTACATAGGGGGAAGATGTGTTTCTCCTTTGACAGGTGCACTTTCTCCAGAGGAAAACGAGATGTATAACAGTTATCATCGGGAACACTCGAATCGCTCAGCAGGTACAAGTAGCACAGGTGGTGCAGTAGGTACACTTTGTATCAAGCCGCACAAGAATCAGGCAGAAATAGACGAAGTACGTAAAGCATTGTCAGATGCTAAAATGTACAAGGCTCTTGATACATTTAACACCTTGTTCCCACTGCCTGTAGGTGATACACAGATGATGAAATACTTTGGTGTGGAGTTTTTCAGTCAACTAGGCGGCAAGGTGAACATGGAAAGAATCATGTACAGAAAGAGAGACAAAGATGGGAATGTCGTGTTCCCGAGTGAACTCGAACCAGACGCAAGTAAACTGCTCGCACAGGGATTTATGCCCGTGTACAGTGTTGCTGAAATCAAGAACTTCCTTGCTAACCTTAAAGCAAGAGCCGGTATTGACTTGTACAACTGCATTACTAACCTTGACAAGTATAACTGGTAGGCAATTGTACTGCTCACACGCTGAGTAATGAATGGAACACCTAGTAACATTGCTTGCTAGGTGTTCTGATTGATTACTTAGTAATCAAATACACACTGCAAGAGGTAAGTAAATGAATAGCACTGAATATAAAGTACTTGTAAACAAATGTAATGAACTGATAGACAAGTACAACGCACTATGTGAGGACTATGATAAACTTGTAAATAAGCACAATACATTGTGTGATTATGTAGACTCACTTGCTACAATAGTAAACTTTTTACTTGTAGATTGCATAGAAAAAATACCCAATGAAATAGCGAAAGACATGGCTACAAAGCTTAAAGATATGCTTGCAAGTAGACTTGATAAGGTTTCACACGCTGAGTAATGAATGGAACACTTAGTAAACGTTGCTTGCTAGGTGTTCTGATTGATTACTTAGTAATCAAATACTACCCGTTAAAAGGAGCAAAGACTATGGGAATAAGTAAATCAAGAATGAAAGCGTATTATGACACGTACATGAAAGTTGAAGGTCGTACACTTGACGATGCATATGGTAGGTGTTCAAGTGCAAAGAAATGTGCATGGGAAAGTATACGTGAGCGTATGGTTAAGCAAGGCGGTTTCGGTCTTTCCGTTCTTCATGCTAATTCGTTTAACTTTACTACTGGTTACATGTACAAGGATGAGCAAGGACTGAAACACTTTGTAGTGGATACTATGTGTAATATAGAAGATGTACTTGTTTCAGAACTGTAGCTGTTGAGTAATGAATGGAACACTTAGTAAACATTGCTTGCTAAGTGTTCTGATTGATTACTTAGTAATCAAGTACATATACAAAGAGGTGAACAAATGAAGCATACAATTTTTTGGGGTAAACCACAAGAAGTTAAGTATTCAGCTACGGGCAGAGCATACTTTACATATAAAGGTAAGAGACTATATGCATCTGACTTTGTACGCCTATCTTCGGCATGGGCAAAGGGAAGTACATCACCAGAGGATGTTGTATACAAGGGTAACAAACCAGTAGCATCGATGTACTTGGACATGTGTTCTTGTTATTACTTGATACCTATATCACAAGATGATGTACACTTTATAGTGTGCTTGTGTACATGGAGTGACCTATGACAGTGATTGAACCGACAAGGTACACACTGCCACGTCAAATAGTGTGTGAGCTTTTGAATAAGTACATAAGAGCAAAAGTCGAGTACTTTGGTTTCATTGCTTTTGATAAAGCAAACCATGTACTTAAAGTAAAGGAACTGTTCAAGGGCGGTATCAGTATATGTACTTTTGATTTGAAGACAGTGTACTGGAATATGTTAAAGTATCCCCTTAGTAATGTTGTGTTCTTTCACAACCACCCAAGTGGTAATGCTACACCTAGTGAAGCCGATAAAGACATGTGCCATGCACTTGAACAAGGTTGTAAGTTGCTAGGTATTACTTTCCTAGACAACATAATTGTGTCACGGTATGGGTACACCTCTTTCCGTGAAGAAGACTTGCTTATAAAGGAGAAAGCACATGGATTCAGTAACATATGTACATGATGTAATAGCATACATCGAAGCTTTTGAAGCTATGTACAAAAAGGCATGAACAGTGAACGGACACACAAGCTATGCTTTTGGTTTGTGTGTCTACTTGACTGCTTATGCAGTTATATGTATACATAGGAGGCACTAAGATGTCTGATGAAAAAGAAGTAACTGAGTATAAACTCAGAGGCTGTGAAAGCAAGGTTGTTGAACAGGCTCAGCAAGTAATGAAGCTGTTACGTTCCATTACTAAGGAACTCTATTCACACAACAGAAAAGGTGAGTACTGCTCGCTGTTAAGTCCTGACTTAAATGGTAACAAGTACACTGGTAGCATTCTGCTTAGTTCGTGTTCGTTCTCCATGCAACAGCACATGAAAGATGATGTGGCATTTCCTGTAGATGAATGTACACTGTCCTTTAGTATAGGCTCACATGATTCAGAGAAGTATCTGAAAAT